CTACAGTATATCTTTCTTCATCAAATCCAGAATAAACATAATCAGTTCCCACCAATGATGGAAGAGTTAAAGTAGTTCCAGATTTTACTAGTGATGAATATTGATTTTTAACATAGACACTTGAGTTTAATAAATTAACACTTGAAATATTACTATCTTTTAATTTTGAGTATAGTGAAGAATCATCCTGAGCAACTAATTGTGGTTTTCTTAGAGTAATATTTTGAAGAACATACGTCCCAACTCCAACATTTCCATCACAAACATTAGTTACTGTGGAAAGACCTACAACTGTAATTGTATTCTTGGTAGCAGAAATTAAATTAATTTTTGTGAAGACTGGAACAGTCTGTCCAGAAACATCATATGAAATAATATCTCCAATTTTTAAACCATTTGCAAAAGCACCACCACCACTTCTAGTAATTGTTGCTATTCCTGTTGGAGAATATACAGAAACATCAAATGGGCCAACTATAACATTTGCAGATCCTAAAAGAGCATCACAAACAAATCCATTAGATGATGATAATGATTTTACATCATTTACTGAATAATCAGTTACAGTCCCAATTAAGTTTCCACTGTTTATTCCATCAATTACTAAAGACTCACTTTTTATAAATGATCCTGATACTTGATATAAACTAATTGTATCCCCAGAAACACTCTTTACATATCCAGATGCACTGGTACTTGTCCCTTCTACATAAGAACCAACTAAAACAGAAGATCCAAATCCTGTGGTTGATACAATATTAGTAAATGTTTGAATATCAAAAAGTCTTAAATTAAATTGGCTAGATGGACTTTCATAGGATGTGTTGTGAGATTCATAATCATAAACTCTAGCAAATCCAATGGTAGTTCCCAATGCTACTTGATTTGTTAATCTCCCATCATGAAGAGTTAACACTCCAGTAGTGGTTAGTCCAATATTTGGCAACCCATTGACATTATTTACTCTTAAAAGATTTCCAGCAATAAAAGTACTTGATGAAGATTCTACTAACTTTGTGGTTCTTGGTTTTGGATAGTCAATTATAGTCTCTAATGTATCTACCTCATATCCTTTTACATAAGATTTTCCAGGAGACACTCTCAAAACAGCAAGATCATCTGAAGGAACGCTGCCAGCAGATGTCTTTTGATTTTCAAGATAAATCCCATTGTTTCCTAAACGATTGTTTAGAGATTCTAAAGATTTAACAAAATACCCAGTAACAGAATAATTTCCAGACTCATCAAAAGTTCTTTTAGCTAGAATGTCAGTTATAAATGTCTCTTTAGTATCTGCTTTTATTTTTCTGATTATACCATTCTCTACCCTGAATAATTCAATAAAATCATCATCATTATAATCATCAACAGATTTTTTAGCCAATGATAATGTTATTTTAAATCTATCTGCACCAGGAGCAGCAAAATTAGAAAATCCCTGAGCGTTATCATTTAGATCTGGATCATCATTATTATCTACAATTGTTTCTGAAATATTCAATCCAACTCTGTATGTTGGAGTGTTTGTATATTGATCTAAAAGAATAGTGTCTTTTTGTACATCTACAAAGTAACCCCTTACATAATAAACACCATCTTCAATTGAAGCTGCTGAACCAACTGAAGTTGCATCCCTTTCAATTGGATTTAGTACACTGGTAAAAGACTCTCCAGAAAATATAAATGAAGCACCTAAATTAATATCTTGATCTATAATCAGTTCTTCTGCATTCTCAAAAAATTCAGTTGTAAAATTTCCTGGGGAAGATGAAATATATTTTACATAGAGAGTAGTGGAATCTCTTTCAGATTCTTTTCTTTTTAGTATTTTTACTACTTTAGCAGTTACACCTGTAGTAGACCCTTTAATATTTTTTCCTAATATTTGATCTATATAATCTTCTACATTTAATCCTTTAAAATTACTTGCTACTTCTACAGCATAATATGAAGAATCAAATGCTACAGCACCAGGAATAACTACTCCACCACTACTAAAAAATTTGCTTCCAAATTTTTCAATTTGATTTTGTAAAATAGACTGTAATGTACTTAATTCTCTGGCTTGTACAGTGACTCCTGGTTTAAAAAGAACTTTATAATAGTTCTTTGATGAACTAAAGTCATCATAATAAGGATTTCTATTTAAATCTGTACTTTGTGGCATTTTTCTAGAATTCTAAAACAATTTTGATGTCTTCTCTTTGCTGTGATGCTCTAGTGACAGAAGATCTATTGTCTACGTAGATGATATCACCACTCTTTGTATTTATGTCTGGTACAGATAGACCTGCAACGAAGTTTTGTCCCAAATAATAAGTAACAGAACTGATGTCAACAGAAGATCCATTAAAACTTGAATTTACTGTGTAATTATTTACTCCAATTAATAATGGACTAGAATTATCAAATTCATTCTGATCATATGCAAATGCAGTTTGAATGCCACTAGTGCTTTTTGAATAATTATAATCAATAGTGGTTACGTTTCCAGTAACATAATTATCCATGTAATTTGTTCTTGGTTGAATAAACCTTATAACTTGAGTTGTTGAGTCAAAACTTACTAAGTTTCCTTGAGCCCCAGTTAAATTTTGAGTTATTTTAGAATCTAAAGTTTCACTTACTACTGAACTGGTGATTTTAGCAGCATAGACTCCAGATCCACTAGTTTCAGTAAAGTTAGAGTTTGATCCAAATGCTTTAATGTCTTTTACAATACCAACTCTTGAAAATTGGTTTCCGACAATAAAATCTGGATTAGTTGGGTCATTTTCAATTCTGCTATAAATTAGAACTCTATTTGCTCCCAACTCACCATAGATATCTTTTCCATGTCCTCCTGGTGGGGGTATAATAACATTAAATATTGCCTTTTCTCCACTTAGAGGAGGAAGAACTGAATCTAAATCTAGAGTTGCATATGTATACTCAAATCCCCCAGTAGTTACTTCTACAGAAACTGGTTTTGATTCTTCATCAAAGGTGACACTAGCAAGTCCCCCAAACCCATCTCCCCTAAGTGGGACATTAGTAAGAGTTCCGAAAAAGTTATATTGTGCTTGTTTCTCGATTAAAACTGTTTCTATTTTTCCACTAAAAGAATTGTCCCTTACTCTAGCAATTTCTGAATTAGTAGTAGTACCCCAATCTGAAGGCAAACTAATATAATCAGTGGAATCAAATTTTAAAACATCAGCAGGATTTAAAGTATACAAATACTTCCATACATACCCATCACTTTCTTTTCTTGGAGCAATATCTGTATGTAATGGTTCTTGAGTTGAAACTACTCCTTGATTATTATTTGAAGGAGCAGCACCATTGTTTATGCAAATATAAACTCTAAATTCACTATTAATAATATAGTAAATTGCATCATAAAGTCTAGTTGCAGAAGTAACTGGAGAAGTATTATAGACACTATAATCATGTCTGTACATATCATATTTTCTTCCAGAAATCCAAGAATTCTTGGGGATAACTCTGATTATATCAGCAGAAGTAATCTTTTTAATCCCAAGAATAGTATCTCTATAAGAATTTAAATATAGATCACTGTCAATTGGAGATGGGGGAGAACTATCCCAATTAGAATCAAGAGAACCTGCGTTAGGCAATCCAAGAAAAACATAATAGTTTCCATTCTTCACATCAGTGATAAAATTTGAGCAATTATTTAATCTTAATTTATCAGTTACTATTGCTGGCATTTGAAACTACACTTTATTTGTATTTATGGATTAACTCTATAGAATGTTAGAGGAACTGTATTTATTCCAGATGGAGATGATGAGTATGAAGTGGATCCAAGATAATTTGTTGTAATTCCTGGAGATCCTATATCAATTAAACTAGACCCAATAGAAACAATTGTAACTCCAAATCCAGTATATTGGGACTCTACATAATCACCAACAGCAACCAAACTTCCAATTCCAGCATTAGTATTAAGACCAATTCTATTTGTAGACACTCCAGTAAATGTTCCTGGAGTTGTACTAATAGCAACAGTACTAATTCCAACTATTGTGTTTATGAATAATTTAGTTATAGAAGTGACACCAGACTTATATTCTGGTCTAGATTTACTCACAATTTCACCATTAATTATTTTATCTGCTATCTGAGGTGTCCAAGAAATTGCTCTAGATTGGGATGATTGCTCAGATAATCCAATATTAGAATAAACTTCAGTCCTTAGTGTGTCAGAACTGACAATTCTCTTAACAGTTCTGTTGAGTTGATCAAATGGTGGTGCACCAAAATAATCTTGCTGAACTCTTACAACATCTCCTTCTTTAATATCAATTTGACTTTGGAATAAATCAGAATCTCCAATTGATCCAAAATAGAAATAAACTTTTACTGTACTTCCATTATTGGGAGCTTCTGTGAATACTAATTGAGATCCCCCAGTAAACTTGTAAGAAATATTAGGAACTTGTAAAACATCATTGACAAACACCAGTAAATTATAAGTTAAATCAATCTCAGATCCTGGATCACTTTCAAGACTTGTTCTTCTTTTTTCACCATCAATAGTTTCTGTCAAAGTAAATACAGTCCTTCTTCCATTAACATCACTAGTCAGGTCATTTAATTTTTTAAGTATACCTACATTCCAAGCAGCAAAAGAATCCTTTGCAACCTCTGTAATTGTTATTTTTAACAAATCATCTGATGTTTGAGTACTTAATCCAATTGTCCCAGATGGGTATAAAACATCCTCTGTTTTATAATTATATCCTCTGTTTGTGAATATTAAATCTTTAATATTTCCATACTTATCAATATCAAAAGTAATTGAAGCCCCTATTCCAGTAGCAGATCCTGCCAAAGGCATATTTTCATATGGCAATGGTCCATCAAATTTAGGAATATAATAGTACTCATATTTTGTTACAGTACTTCCAATACTATGAGTTTGACCTATAGTTTCAAATTGTCCTCTAGTAGTTCCTGTTAAAGTGCTGTTAGCATTATTAATTCCACTATATTGAATAATTTCATTATTAATTTTTACAAATCCAGGATTTAGTAAACTTACTGGATTGCCTCTAAAAGTATCAAAAATAGAAGTAGTTCCTACCCCTATTGGAGTTCCATTTGGATCCAATTCAGCTATTCCGGCAGATAAAGATGTAGATACTCCATTATACCTATATCCAGACCCTCCATCTATTACTTGAACACTAGTAATATTTCCATCGGCATTTGGAGTTGCAATTGCTCTTCCCCCACTTCCATACCCATCTCCATCTTCAAAATCAACATAATATGTTGTTATTCCTGATCTATATCCAGATCCGGGGTTTTGCAATAAAACTGAAGATATTGTTCCTGCTGCAGATACTATGGCAACTCCTGCAGCAGGGTAAAGAGGTACATACATTGATCCACTAGAAACCCCATATCCAACAATAGTTCCTCCTCTAGGAAGACCTTTAACATTAACATCATAAGTTTTTGATTCTGAAGTTCCTTTAAAATCTATAAATGTGTTGGTTGGGGTTAATCCAATGCCAACTTCTCTGTAATCAAAAGATTCTCCTGATCCTGGATATTGAAATACATTATTAATTAATACAATACCATTATCACTAGAAATACCAACTGTTCCTACTCCAGATACTTTTAATTCAAAAGAACTAGTTATCCCAGTAAATTGTTCTGAAATATCATCAAATACATAGTTTCCACTATAATCAGATCTCAAAAATACCCTTCCTTGAAAACTGCTGTTTTCTCTTGGTAAGATTAAAAATAATTGAAATCCTTGAACTGGAAACTCATTTCCACTATTAGTTGAAAAATCTATACTAATTTCATTAAATGCTTGAAATAAAGTCTCTGCTAATTTAAATGTATTGTTAGCACTCTTGATAATATAATAAATTCCACCATTTGTAAGTTCTTCTGGTGGATTTTCTGAGAAAAGCGCACATTGAGTTCCAGTAACTATTTCATTACTAAAGTATGTGAATGTATTAGTTTCAAAATTTATGTCTGCAAGTGGAATATCAATGTTTAATCTTTTTCCTTCTAATGGAGCATCTGAAAAATAAATAATGTCATTTACTATATTATATGCTCCGTTTAATATTGTTACATATTCTGCTAAAATAGAGTCATTAAAGTTAATTTGTGGAGTCCCTAGAATTCCAACTCCTCTAGAAATAGAAATATCATATCCTTTAAATGCTCCATTTTTATATGTATAGTCAATGGCAGAAATTTTAACTATTTCTGATTTTACTTGTAATAGAGATCCTAACTTAAGATCTTTAATTTTATCAACTCTTAGTGAAGTGTTAGTATAAGTAGATATTGAAACTGTTGCTCCTATTGAAATTGGAGATTGTATGACATTATCAATACAAACTAAAGTTTTGGTATTTTGTTTTTCTGCAGATAAAACATGCACACTACCAATACCAACATTGTTTATAATAGCAGGTTGATTGGACCTTGCTAAACTTTCACTTAATGCAAATCTTAAGGTATTTGGATCTATTACTATTGGATAAACTAACTTGGGTAAAAAAGTTCCAATTCCAGAAGTCCATCCTGGACTTAAGGTACTAATTCCAATAGATGCTCCAGATCCTACATTATAAGTTAATCTTTCTCCAGTTTTTAAAAAATGATTTTTTACTTCTACTTTATTTGAAGATATGCCAACAACTTGTGAGTTTGATCCATCAAATGTTTTATAAAAAATTGGTTCTCCCTTGTGTCGTAATGGGAAAGAAGTCCTCCCATAAATTGAAGGGGTATAAATTGCACCAATATCGTTTGCAGGCATTTTTTGAAGTATTTATTACTGATTGGGTGAGAGAATGGATTTTTGTAGATATCTAAATCTATAAGTTGCAGATTCACTAGGATTAAATGTCAAGATATATTCACTGGTCACTGGATTAAATATTGTTTCAAAATTTAATTCATTTTCTGGAAAATCTCCTACTATTCCATATACTGTATTATTTGAATAATCCTCAAAGTGTACTGAATTGATTTGAACCAAAGAACTGACTGTAGATACTCCAACTGTTTTAGTTGCTTCTAAAACATATTTGGTTGAAGCATATAATGAACTGACTGTGGAAATTGCAACTTGACTTGAAGTTGTAGATACAACTTCATCACTTACGAATAAACTTAATTCTCTAGTAAATTGATTTGGAGATGTAAATGTATTTGTAATTAAATTTAAATTAGTGAATAAGGTAACACCAATACCTGCTGTTGGTGTGAAATTAAAATTAATGTCTGATCCAGATGTAGCTATTTCAAATGTTCCCAAATCATCATAGTTTTGCTCTGCAAAAATATTATAGTTAATATTTCCACTAGAATCTTTATTGAAAGATAGCTCAAGAGCATTCTCAACTCTCTTTGGAGTTGAAGATATTCCAATAAATACGGATCCACCTCTGCAACTTGAAATTCCAATGCTATAGAAAGTGTCTGTAGTTGGAGAAGGAGTTCCTGTATAAATTCCTGTTTTTTCTACATTAGTCACATATCCAAATGAAGTAGTTGTAATACCTGGAGCAGTTTTTGCAGTTTCTTTGATTGCTCTAATAGCATAACTATTGAAGATATTTCTAGGAGTAAAATTAATCACTATTTTATCATTATTTGTGGGACTTACTTGGGCAGTTATCTCACCAAGAGGCAATCCTACTGAACCAGATCCAGTAAAAAAGTCATAATAATAACCATAAGAAGAAATATTAATTATATTATTATCTCTGGTTAAGAATGCATCAAAAATTTCTGGTTTTACAAAATCCCCAAAGAAAGATTGTGTGGCCCCAATAAAGAAGAAATATTTTAATGCCACAGAATCTGCAGAATCTATTTCATCTAATTGAACTTGAACAAATGGGGAGTTGTCAGTATCAAAAAGACCTGAAATGTCATCAACAGAAAGAACTCTATTTTCCTGAGATAGAATAAAATCTGATAATTTTTTAGTATTACATTTAATAAATTCTGAGTACTCTCCATCGCTATTATCAATATCTTCTTCAATAACTAAGTCATAATTTGCTATTGTATCAACTTTAGTTTCTGAAGTTAATACAATATTAATTCTAGATGCAGAGTCTGATGTTACATTTAATGTTTGCCCAATACCAATAGACTCAACATTTAAATCTCCAAATCTTTTATATCCAGTAATATGAGCAGTGTCTGCAACAACAGAATTCCAATCTTCATAAGGTATTCTACTCTTAAGTGAATATGCAAACCTTTGATAGTAATTGTTATCTGATACTTTTTGGAGAATTGTTGATAGATTTCCCCTAAATCCTTGAGCACCTATAGTTTCTGGAACACTAGACCCAGTTAGCAATAAAGATGGCTTATTTACTATTTCATATATTGTTCCCTGAGATTGAGAAGTTTTGCCAGTAATATTATCATTAACATTCAATCCAGTTGAATTGTAAGTTTTGACTACTTGATTTATAGGAAAGTTTTTTTGGTTGTTTAATATTTGATTTCCATCAGTTAAAAATTCATCATTGAAGAAATTAGATTGTCCAAGAATTGGTTTAATTTTTGCTATGTCATTATAGTTTATAACTATTGCATTGTAGGTGTCATCAATATCAAAAACTCCAGGGAAAGTAGAAACTTCATATCTCACTAAAGCAGCATCTTGAGATCCAAATGCAGGGTCTACAAAAGTAACTTTAAATGGCGAATAACTATAATCTTTACTATTAAATCCTGTTCCAGTAGAACTAACTATATTTTCAACAAAAATTTCATCACCAATTGAAATTGGAAGGGGAGCTTCTGTTGTAAATCCAATCAAAGGAGTTTCTAGTCTTAATGTAACTTCATAAGGTCCAGATCCAGAAACAGTAGCATCAAGAATTTTCATTCCATTAGTGTTATTTAAAACAATTATTTCATTATCAGTAGTTTTTAAGTTTAACCCTTCATCAATAATTACAATTTCATTAATGGAAGTATTTTTCAAAACAGCAAAAGCTGAGAATGAATCTATTACTTTATTCTCCTCCCTATTATATAATTTTAAAGTTGGACTGCTTAAATATTTTGATCCTTGGAAAATTACTTCATAATCAACTACTTTAAAATTATTTTTTAGTTTGAGGGTAGAAAAAATATTAGAGAATGGTCTTAATGTTTGATCTGTTGGATAAGTAGATTCTGTGTTTAGAATTTTTATATTTTTAATTTTTCCAATTGAAGAACTATCTGCAAATATTCCTGCTCCAGTTCCCTCATTAGTAAGTATTTGTTTTACTTGAGGTAATTTTTTGTAGTTATTACCACCAAAAATAACTTTAGTATCAAATATAGATCCTTTCACATTAGAATTTAGTATGCTATAAGACAGTTGGGCATCATCTGTAACATATGAAGTTCTTTCTGGTAGTGCTAAGACATCAAATTCAAAATTATAATCAGTAACAGAACCAATTACTCCAATTTTATTATAGTTACTTTGTGTAATTGAAATTTTATGGTAATCTACTAAGCTGATGTCTGGATAAATTTCATCATCTGTAGTAACATTCTTTAAATTGTAATATAAAACTTCTGGGGTATTTTCTGAAATTTCTAATTTTAATTGGGTTGGAGTTTTTATAACTTCAATTCCAGAAACATCATTTCCATAATATTCATTACTAAACCCAATATCAGTATAGAGACCAAACTCCTTGCCAGTTAAAGTAGTGCTAGATGTGTCAAAAATAATAGTATCATTTCTATAGAGTGAAACTGGAGCACTTGGGTTTGAATTTATAATTACTCTTTTGGTAATTGAGGAATATCCCACTACAAAAGTAGTAGTCACACCAGTTACAATGTTTAATTTTACTTGATCATTTATACTCAATCCATGAGTTTGTGCAGTAGATACTTTAACTATTGTTTGAGTAACCGAACAGGTTGGAACTTCTTTATCTGTTTTTATCTTGTGCAGTATGCCTGTTCCCAAAGCAGTATAATTCAGAATAAAATCTGGATTATTAATATATTTTCTTTCTCTAACTAATCCAATTGTATCTTTTGTTAATTTTACAACAAATAAGTCAGAAAAACTATCTAAAATTCCCTCAGTAGTTACAATACTGGAATTTGGGGTAGAATAAATTACTTTATCTCCTGTTTTAAATTTGTTATTAGGTAGGAATATACCACCATATTGTATAAATTGAGTTGTTGATACTCCATATCCCAAAGGATATATTGCTAAAGTATTTCCCAATCCAACTGCAGTGCCTGTACCAAGAGATATTGATTCGGATGGATTGAAATAATAAGTTTCATCATCTTCTGCTGGAGGTTTTACTTCTCCAGTGTATCCAAAGGTAAATCTATTTTGTAATGGATAAACTGTAGATCCAATTCCATATCCAGGATTTCCAGACTCTCTAAGTACATTAAGAATATTGTTTGTAAAATCTCTTCCAATTACAGTAAATGTTTCATTTTGAATTACAAATTTATCATCTACATTAAATGAGAATAAAGGTTCTTTAATTGTAATTCCAGTTACAAGTCCTGTTGTTGCTGATGCTGAAAGGGTACTTGCAATAGATGTAATTGGATATTCCACATTAATTCTAATTTTTTTAGTACCTTCTAGCACATCAAGATCTGAAGTTGAAATTCCACTAATAGAAATAAAACTTTGATCTGAAAAATTATGAGCAACAGTACATATTCCTAAAATTCCAGTGTTAATGCTTAACAGTTTTACATTATTAAAAGTTTGAGTTGTGTATCTGATACTAGATACTCCAACTCCACCAAGTTCACTAATCTCCCCATATGCTCCAGTTCCCCCCAATCCATCAGAATCAAAAAGAATTTGATCTCCAATTTTATAATTTTGACCAGGATCTACTACATTGATAGAGTCTACACGACCAGTTGAAGTTGCTGTTATTTCTGCATCCTTTCCAAATTTGTTAGTAACTAGTGAGAAATATTCATAGTAATTATCTTTATCTTCTACTCTATATGGGGCAGTATTTTTAGTTATATTGAGGGTGTTGAAATTAATATTTTGATTTACCTTTAAATTAACATTCTCAGAGGATGGAACATATTCATAAGTATCCCCAATTACATATGGAAACACTGGTACATTGTTATTATCTAATGTGCAAAAATAAGCATAAATTCCATTAGGATATTCTGGAGTAATGCAAAATCTTCCATTATTTCTATCTAAGGTTCCAGTTCCAGTAAAAACATAATCATCAATACAATCTAAAATTGATGGAGGACTAGTTTTAATTCTAGAATAACCACTAGTCATTCTTATAATACTTCCAGTTCCATCTGCATTTGCAAATGAATATGGACCATAAATTGGACATCCATCATAGGCCCATCCTATAATAGGAGAATGCCTAACAGGAGTTGCTGGAATATTAAAAGAACTTAGAATATCAGAGTCTGCAAAGAAGGTAGAATATACATTTCCAAATAAAGAATATCTTTTTCCTAACAAGCATCCTCTAGATAAATTAGACACTCCAAGTTTTGTTACTTCGTTTAAAGTCCAACTGGTTAAATTTGCAGAACATTTAAAGTTTTTCCCTTTACTGACAACTTCTATAGTTGTGTTAGTGGATGCATATCCAACTCCAGGATCAGAAATTAAAACATCTATAATTTGACCATAACTTATTTGACCATTATAAATTTCACCATTACTTATTACTGGCAGTAAAACTGCACCAAATCCATTTCCTTTAACTTGTAATTCTATATTATTATAATAATCTTCCCCAGCATTTTTTACTACAACTTCAATAATTTTTCCATCTTCTACTATTGGTTGGAATGCGGCATCCATTCCCTCTAAGACAGTAATAAAAGGTTTTCTATGGTAGTTGATTGTATTTTTTGCACCGAGGAATTTTTCTGAAGGTCTTGCTAATCCTCTTTGTACCCTGATAGACTTTATATTCCCTTCTACTATTGGAATTACAGTAGATCCATATCCAATAGAACCACTGGAAATTTCTTTAATTTTTCCTTCTACTGTTACCCTAATTGGTGGATATTGTACAAAGTAAGTGGTGGCAAAATCTGTGTCAGTGATATTTAAAATATTTTTCCCAATGATATCAGTTGTTAATTGGAATCTATTTGCATCTAATTTTTTAATGTAATATGATTGCCCTTCATTGGCACCACCCAAATAAGTTCCTTCTACAGTAATTACAACCTCTTCTCCATTTTCAAATTGATGATCAGTACAATTAAATATATTATCATAAATGTTTATATCATCTGGACCAAATGAAAGTTTTTTATATTTGAATTTTAAATTACTACCTATAAAGTTAACTTCATCTACTACCTGAACTCTTGTCAATGACCTAAATTTTTGAATTCCTCCACCAGTAGTTCTAATATCAATTAAATTAGTTCCAGATAGCGCATCTGATTTATTTTTCGCTAACTTAATTGAAGTTCCTGCACCAATATTAACTGTATAATAGATAGAATTGTTTAAAAGAGTTCCTCCATTTACATCAGTGCCAATTCCAATTGGGAAAGTACCAAATGTCTCGTAAACCACTGCTTCTCCAGTAACAAATCCATGAGATTTACCAAATCTCAATTCATTTTGAACTGTATTGACAACAGTATCTTTAGTAGTAGCATTAAAAAATAGTTCTTTATCAATAAATTTCATTTTAACTTCTGTTGGAACTTCATCGTTTCCACCACCACTTATATTGATTTGAGGGATATCCTCATAATCAAATCCTGGATTTTCTACTATAAACCCCTTTAATTCACCTTCCATTTCTGGAATTAAGGATGTTTTAGTGTCTTCGAAGTTACCGTCAAAAATTTGAAATCTTGGTGGAGTGACTAAGCTATAATCTTCACCTCCATTTAAAACTGTTACATCTTCAATCTCACCATAATAAATTCTATCAAATGACTTATAACTTTGAATTTCTACGCCATTTATAAAAATTCCTATTGGTCCAGGTTGAGTCTTAACTTTCTCTTTTGAAAAATTTAAAATTTTTGGAAACTTTTTAAAGAGTTTTGATGATGTAAAGTTATTTCCAAATAATGGAGAAGCAATTAAAGTTATTTCATCTAAAGTTCCAGACAAAATGTTGTTAACATACTCAAAGAAATTTACAGTAGAAATTCCAACATTATCTCTAGTTAAATATAAACTAAGGGAGTTTGAACTTATTCTTTTAACAAAATAAGTCACCCCAGTATCAATTCCTACATTATTTGCAAATCCTAAAGATGGTTTATATGAAACTACTTTTACTGATTCTCCATCATAAAAATTATGATCCCCTATAAAATTAAAACCATTATTCTTTACTAGAGTAAATTCTCTAATATATGGATTAATTTCATAATCTGGAAGTCCATTGGAAGTTATATAATAATTGTCAAAATCTGAATATGAATCTTGAATATTTGCAATAAACTTATCTTGAATATTATTATAGTATTTTGTAAATGGAGTTGCTTTTGTTTTCTTTAAATTTCTTCTAAATAAAACTTCTTTTCCAAGGATATTATCATCTGCTACTTGCTGAACAGTAAATTCTTTTGAAAGATTTGTATTTACTGATAAATTTGGTCTTACTAAATTAAATTGCCCTGAGGTTTTTGCAAAAAGATTAACAGTATCATTAGATCTTAATTTATGATCAAATTTACTTAATGCAAGACCATTAACTACAGAAAATCCTTCTTTAAAATATTGCCTTACTGTGGGTGTAATAAAATCTGTTGCTATTCCTGCAGGAATTGTAATAGGATGGTTGTATCTTAATGATTTTACAAAAGTATCATTAGATGTGTTTCCAATATTATTAACTTTAATGGGATCCCCATCTAAAGCATAATTTAATTCCTCAGTTTGAATATCTGCCAGTACATTATTAATTTTCAATACAACTAATTTGGTTTCATCTCCATCTTCATATGAATATACAAAATTAGTTCCAAAAACCTCAGATGCTCTAGAAATAGTTACGTCAACTCCTAGACCAGATACATTTAAAAATTGGTCGTTAGTTTTGTCTGTGTATGATAATTCAACATCTCCAATTTTTATAATTCCTTGCTGAGGAAATCCTATTGTAGAGTCTACAAAAAGAGAATCTTGAGGACCAACAGCATTTTCTACACAAAATGTTTTAGGTGTTGGAACGAATGTCCCAGTAATTGATCCTTTTGGATTGGCATTATTTGAATATCCAGAAAATATTTTAACCTTATATAAAGTTTTCCCTTTGATTGCAAAAGACTCTATTTCATAAATTGATCCAGATGCTGGTAAAACATTAGGATTACCTACATCTTCATTTTGATATAAAGTTTGTCCTTTTATTTTTAATGGATCCCCACTAACTAAATCACAAACAAAAGTTTCTGTAATTACCCACTTATCATCAGAAAGAGTAAAGCAAAAATTAATAGGTTTTAAAATCTCTACATTTTCATCATAGAGAACTTTAAATAAGATTTTAAAAGCCTCATCAGTTCCCTTTGTTTGATAAAAGGTTCTCACTCTAGAAATAAAGTTCTGAGGATTTATTTTTTCATTAAGATCTACTTCTTCAAATCCTGGTGCAAATTGATATTTTATGTTCTTAAAGAATTCAAGTAAAAATAAGTTACTTAGATTTTTTACAGAATCTCCATCTAAATGATCTTCAGCACTAGTTTCAGTAAAAATCAAAGACTCTGGTAAGTTTTCATTTTCATTAGATAAGGATTCAATGGCACTAAACCCTCTAATGCATCCTAAGAATGAAGTTTCTGTTTTTGATGTATATGTAATTATCTCCCCATTAATTTTTAAGAGACCATAAGATTCTGGCCATCCTTTTGTAGAATCTACTTCAATTTCTTCAGAAAATCCATCTAAATCTGCAGTTAATGTAGTAGATGTGATTAAATTTTCTTTATCAAAAGAGTCTACGTTTTTATATTCTGGTAGATTTTCAATTAAGTCAATATTTCCACCAGTATATTCTTGCGAAATATAGTATTGCTTTAGAAATTCAGAAAAGTTTTGGTTTTCGTCTACTATAAATTCTGGGATTTGATTCTTAACTATATCCCAAGTTTTAATTACCTTCTTTTCCTTATTCATCTTAAGCTCTTATTATGTTTCTAGTAGAATAGCTTTGTTCTGGTGTAAACCCACTTCCTGATGTATTTTCTCCTGATGCAATAACATCTTTGACCAAATTAATGTTACTCTCTCCAATATCTAACTTAAGATATATGGATTTTTTAGCAATGACATCATTTGAAAGAGGAGTTGCTTCAATTTGTATTAAATTATTTGACAATAACGTAGAAGATACATTTATATTATCTATATTGATTTCTCCAGTGCTATAATTGACTCTTCCAACATTTTGCTGCTCAATAATTTGCTCATCATTTTGGATTGAGAACAGATACAGAGTTCCTTCTGTAGAATTCTTTACAGAATCAGAAAGATATACAATAGAATCTATTCCATTAACTTTAAATCCTGTGCTCCTAATATTATTAGTTTTGGGCCAAATAGCAAATGAGTTTTCAAAACAAATTCTGTATTGAGTTGATTGATTTATAATTGCTTCTACATTTCTTCTAATGTTTATTTTAGTGATGTTAGATGTAATAGCATTACTTGTAGTATCAATTACTCTAAGGCACTTACTATACTTGAATCTTCCTCCAAATTTGTTAAGATCTGGTGAATCTGCATATTTCTGGAGAGAGTTAACAACTTTTGTTTTGAGGTCATCTACTGACCCAACAAAGTTTGAATTGTAATAAACCACAGAATACAATTCAACATACACTACATTAATATCTACAAAGTTTAACTCAATTCCAGCAACAGTATATTTCTTTAGTGATCTAATTAAAGAGTCTTTGGTGCTTTGAGATAAAAATTCAGAATTTTTTGGTTTTGCAGCAACAAAAACTTTCCCATATTCAGGTGGATTCATTTCTTCCCCACCATATGCTGTAATAGATTCTATATTTGGATAAAGGGAGGGAATTAAAGCCTCATAATCAGAAGCAGTTACTGCTCTGTACTGTGATGCATAGAGTCTAGGAGCATAGTATTTGATTGATTCTATTGATTGAATGTCATCTCCATTTGTTGAAACTTCTTCTGTTACTAATACACCAACATTATTGCTTATGTTAACTCCAGTATTGCTTAAAACTGTTCCTGAAAATACAAATCCAGAAGCACCATTACCAGATCTTCCATTTGTGGTAATGTATGATACTGAAATTTCATTTCCATTCTCTAATTTTTTACCAAAAACACCATCACCAAAGAAAAGTTCATACTTTTCATCTGAAATTTCTTGAACTAAGAAAATATTTGAATTTTTATCAATGTTGATAATATTTTCTTTTGCTACAAATTCTTCTGTTACTGTTGATTGAGTAGTTTGCTTTACAAAGACTCTAATTGTAGATGTGTCTATGTATGGGTTAGGAAGAATATATTTTTGATTTGGTTGAGAATTATCTACTACAAAAGTTTTAGTTAATAGAGTTCCTTCATAAATTTCAATACCAGAAAATGTTGCTTCTTGATTAGAAATACCTACTGTAATATCTTCTGGAATAGAAAAAATATAACTTGTATTATCTAAATCTCCAGTACAAACTATTCCTTTCTTTAAGGTTGCAGTTTTATAATCTGAATTTATTGAATTAAGAGAAAAATTTACCTTTGCTTTGGAGCATCTTCTTGAAAGTGGAACATATCCAATATTCCTTACTAGAGAAACTATATTCTCCCTGATTGTTGCACTGTCAAGAAATGCCTCATTAACTGCCATGTTGGTGTTAAAGGCAGTGATATAGGTATTATATGCTAGAATATCAATTAAGATAGAAAAGTTAGACCCTTCAAAATCAAAGTCAGTGAAGGTTGAGTTAGCTCTTAAGTAATCCTTTATAGATTGCCTAACCTGGGAAAAGTCCAGATTTGTGTACTGAGTAAATGCCATTAGTACCTAGTTGGTTGTAATATAAAGTTAATATTCTGAAGAGGTATACTCAACCCTATAATATCATATGAAATAGTAACATCTACTTCATTAGAGTCTGGAAATGTATTAACAACTACACTTCTTAATCTGACTCTTGGTTCAAAATTATTAATTACATTTCTAATTTCAGATTCAAGAGAAGTTTCAATTAAACCATCATTAAGGTCAAAGAGATAATCATCTACTCTAGAACCCAATAATGGATTAAAGAATCTTTCCCCCACTTTAGTCCTGATTAAATTAACCACAGACTTTTTAATGGCATCCTCATTTTTCAATGATGTAATGTCATTAGTGACAGGATGCCTTTTGAAGGAAAGACTTATATCTCTAAAACTTCTTGATACTTGTTCTAAAGGCACTTGATAAGTTAATATTTATTTGTATTTATTGTGGTTTTCCATAAATTGGTTCAGTTCCATACTCCCAATCATCATAGTCTTCGTCATTTCTAATTCTCTCATGCATTTCAGCTTGTTCTTTCAAAAAATGCTTATTTTTTGCAATATCATCATGCATAATTTCTTGAATTGTTCTTTTATTAAATTTTGTATTATAATCAGTAATCAATTTTGTGGTTCCCCACATCTGATGCATGTAATTTTGATCTCTATCTACTGGTAAATTTGCCATTTTTCCTAATTCTAAGTGAATTAGAACTTTTTACGGGGTTTCTATCCCGAATTTAGCAATATTTTCTCTGTGGAAAGTTGAATTTTTTTGTATTCTAATGTCTGAATTCCTAAAGGCCCAACAGTACCCACCATTATCTAGGAAAACAACCCACTCAAGGTCATGTTCTTGTGACCTATCTATTAAAAAAAATGCCCAGCCAGACCCTTTAGGGGTCATGACTGGGATTTGTGGATTAAGTTGAAGCATTAATTGCCTTGACCTCTGTAACGCTTCTTCCTGCCATTACGAGAGGTGGCAGAGAGTTTAGTGTGCTGAGAACAACCCTGACGAGTTTTCTTTGGTTTGTGCTCAATAATAA